TGGTTAGCGGTTGCAGGGTTGCAGGGTTGCAGGGTTGCAGGGTTGCAGGGTTGCAGGGTTGCAGGGTTGCAGGGTTGCAGGGTTGCAGGGTTGCAGGGTTGCAGGGTTGCAGGGTTGCAGGGTTGCAGGGTTGAGCCGTAAAACGGTTTCAGAGGTAAAATCTGCGGAGGGGCTGTCGAGGAACCGTCACCCCGGCTGCCCCCCTCCCCCGCCGTGGTGGATGCCGAGGATGCCCGTGGAAAAGAGATTCCTTGGCCCCGGTGCCCGGACAGCCGGACAGCCGGACAGCAGAGCAGCAGAGCAGCACCAGCACCAGCACCAGCACCAGCACCAGCACCAGCAGCACGCACGCCCCTGGTGCTACGGTATAAGCGGAAAAGCGGAAACGTTAGCACCTAACCCGAAACTACCCGGAACAACGCACACAGAGAAGCACGGGTGCAGGTGAGCAGGTGAAAAGGGGAACAGCGGAAGAAGGAGAACAGGGGAAAAGGGGATGAGGTTGAGCCGATGCAGCCGACACGATACCAGCAAAGCCGACAGACGAAACACCCTTGCTTTACCTCATTAACGCAATCACCCGCACCCGTTGAACCCTGCCACCCCGCACCACGACTACCCCGCACCACGCCGACAGCAAAAAGCCGCACCCGCTTTTGACGGATGCGGCCTATATGCTCAACAGCGGATCAGTGATGGACTAGCAACGTCGCCAGCTTATCCCGATCACCCTGCCACACGCAAACCCCGCCGCTGTTTTCAACCATGACAGAGACATGACGCGCCCCGCTTTCCACGTGTTCGATGTAGCCGTCGCCATTTATCAGCAATTGCCGATGCAGCCGCGCACCATCGCCGCCCGTAACATCCGCAACGAGGAACCTACCCCGATCAGCGATTAAGCGACTCACAGCGCACCCCCTTCGCTCTCAGCACATGCGTTAATATAGTCCACAGTCGAAGGATCCGACGCGCAAAACTCGCATAGCCAACCATCATCCCCGATCACTTGTTGCCCCGATGACTTGTCCACCACACACGAACACCATTGACACGTCAGTGCTTCCTTTTTCCAATACTTATCCGAAGCACGAACGGAAACCCCTTTGATCACTGGCAAGGTTGACGCATCTTTGATCGTTGTCCGATAGACGAACGGGAGCCGAGAATCAACCCCAGAACCGCCGCCCTCACTCATCATTGACGAATAATACTGTTCGTAGACACTAGCCCGAAATTTATAGCTGTCATTGCTAAACCAAGCACCGCCAAACCAATGGCCCCGTTTTTCGTTATATATCACGATGTCCCCGCCGTTACTTAAAACTGCGATCTTGTTACCCGCTCCAATGGTTTCCTCCACCAGATGCCGCACGGCTTGGCAATCAGCCGGAAGCACAGCCAGCAAAGGGCTTAGAATCTCATCGCAGAAATGAGACGTATCAGATTTCTCGACACTGGACGTGTAATCGAGCACCCCGTTGTGTATTGCAGCAGCACCCGATGTAAGCCGGAAAGGGTGACAATTCGCAACCGTGATGTTGCCGTGCGTCGCATATCGGAAATGGATCAAACAAGGTTTCCCCGCCGCCTCTTTCATGTATGCCTTAATCAGTTTCTTGGCCTTGAAAAACCCCTTTTTAATAACGACAGAGGAACCATCCCAATAAGCGAACCCCGCACCATCGGAGTTTGAACTAAACGCCTCGCGGAAATGATCCGCTGGAATCGTGACACCCGCCGGATGAGCAATGGCAAGGCACATACTATTTTCCCCCCTTTCCGGCAGTAGCGTGCGATCTTGGATTAGTTGCTGGGCGTAACTTTAGAGCCTTGCGCAGATGTTCAAACCGCTTGCTCTGCGCAGGCTCATCCAACCACGCAAAGAACGCCCCCGTATTTTCCAGCAACCGCAGACTGGCGAGCTTGGAGAACTCCACAGCAGCAGCGACAAACTCCAAGTTCCGACGAATGCCTTTTTCCGCCAGCGTGGAGCGGAAAATGCGGCACTCCATACGCTGAAAAGAACGCAAAGCTAGAGCCTCGTATTTACCGCTTGAATCGTCCATTCCTTGACGCACGATCTTGCGGTGAAATTTCGCCCAACTGTTCTCTTTTCTTCCGGCTACTTTTTCGCAAAGCTCGCGTGAGTTATTCACGAACACGAGCAACTTCCCTTGATGCAATCGCGTCATTGCAAGGCGGTTAATGCTAATGTGCATACCATACCCCGATCCAGCATTCCAGCCAGAAGCCAAGCGGCGAAGTTGAGCCGCTAACGATACCCACGCTTTTAAATTGTCATCTAATGACATCGGCGATCCCACAATCTCCACACCCTTTTCACCGTCAAGACTGCCATCGCGCTCGACTAACATCCCCGCACCCTCTGCGATCTCGCGTATTTCTGCGCAATCTCCGCTATTTTTCGCACAGATTTCCAGCTCCACGCCAAACAATGGAGCCGATGACGACAAATGCCGCCAAGGTCTTTTCTGGGTGTGGTAATCAGGTATTACGTCAGCAGCCGCACGGTCTGCGCACGCCGCACACTCGCCGCTCTCCGTATCGCATAGACGCACGATTCGATCACAATTTTCGCAGTTTCCGTATGACTCCACACACCGCGCACATATAGCCTCGCGGCAGTCGTTAATATATGGCAGCGGCTCGCACAAGGTTTGACAATCCGCACATACGCCAGCGTTCTCATCGGCACACGTTGAACACCACGACACTCGCCCCCGCGAAGTGCGCACGGTTGAAAAATCGGCACAGCTTGCGAACCTATACTCGCAACACCCGCACGAATATAATTCCGACGCCCGCTCTCCGCGCCCATCGTGCAAAATGCGCAAAGTGTCATCGTCCTGCACTTCGCAGAGTTCCACATCTTCGCGGGATTCCACCCACGAACGGAGCGCAGGTGAAACGTCCAACGCCGAAACGCGCAGAACCGTAGCAAGCACGCCCGTGAAGCGAGGAACCCGCCGCACGCTTTGAATTGTTAGTTGTAATATATTGATCATGACTTTGTTTTTTTGTTGTTGTTGTTGTTTTTTTGCCCCGCAAAGCGGGAACCCGAAAAAAACAGAAATCGCCATCGCTGGCAATCTCTTTTTTACATTTTTATAGCACCGGGATAAATAGCACCCTCAGCACCTCCAGCACCCTCAGCACCTCCAGCACCTCCAGCACCTCCAGCACCTCCAGCACCTCCAGCACCTCCAGCACCTCCAGCACCTCCAGCACCTCCAGCACCTCCAGCACCTCCAGCACCTCCAGCAGACCCAGCACCCGACGCCGCTTTTATCAATGCACCCGATAATCAATACATCTGAACCTGGCATCCCCGTCGCTGTGCAGCTTGCCGCTGGTGCGCTGACCATCCCTGATCCTACCTATCCCGACTGCGCTGTAACTTGAAGCGAAACGCCCACCCTGCGCAGCTTGCCGTTGATCACCCGTATCGTCCTGACGGTTGAAGCCGGGATTACCCTGTAACTTGAAGCTATCGTGTAAAAATGTAAAATAGTTATTGACTCCAACGGCAGGATGCTGTTTTCTCCATCCCACTGAACGGAATCACCCGAACAGAAAAACAAACCAAATCCATGAAACCCGTAATCCTAAAACACATATTCAAGCACAAGCAACCAACTGACCAAATGGCATCAGAGTTCTGCGCCTACGGCAAAACCCCCGAACTCGCGCAGAAGCGTTTCGGCAATGACGGCGCAGACTTCGACTATCTCCGCACCGAAACCTTGGAATACCCGAAAGCCGACTGCTATGCAGCGGTTGCTGCCGCACTTGGCGCAGATTGGAAGGCAACCCCGCAATCTGATGAGTATGCAGATTGCAACTGGCTTTTGACCCGCAAGGACGGACTCGCGCTGTTCATCGGCGGCGGCGGCTGGAACAAGAAAGGGCGCATCCAGATCAGTCATTCACGCCCACGGCACAAAGGCAGCTATCTCGATCTCTGGGTAGGCAATACCAAGCTGGCAGCACCTTCGATCACGGTTGCCGACACAACTCCACCAGCAAAAATCGCCAAGGCTATCACATCCCGATTGCTCCCTGATTCAGAAATCGCGCAAGAGGCGGCAATCACCAAGATCGCGCAACTCGATGCTGCCGATGATGCACAAGCGAAGTCCGCGCAAGCCGTCGCTAAGTGCTTTGGTAAGCCGCTTGGCGAGAACTACCACACCAAGAAGCCCGAAACATCCGGCTACTTCAAAAATGCATCATGGACGGCAAACTTTGGCGGCTCCGTCTCTTTTGCAATCAACAGCGCAACGCCCGAACAGGCGAAACTCATCGCCGCCGCACTCAAATCAAACCTCTAATCACGACCATGAAAAAGCAAATCACCGCATCCGGCCAACTCGCTCACCATTTTTGGGGCGACTACTGCGCCGACATCGTTCTGAGCTTCCCGACACCTTGGGATTGCGCGGAAGCCCTCAAAGCCCTGCAACCCGACAACGCCGGAACCGTCTCTAGGCCCTCAGGAGGCAGCGTTGAGGGTATCGGGTGGCAAATCCTAGAAAAAGCCCCGCACGCCGCCTTTATACGCTGCTCTGGGGATACTCTGGATCAAGTCACTGACCGTCTCGTTGAATACGGGGCAGACAGGAAGAAAATCGCAAGTCTCGCTAAATCCGTGGATCGGGGCGAGCCGTTCAGCATCACGATGCTCATCGAGGACACCGATCCCGCTCAACTCCAACTCATCCAATGATCACCCGCATCCTTCTCCACCTTCGCGCAATGCTCCGAAACGGCAAAGTTAAATGGCACATCTCCGGCATCCTGCGCGAGTTCATCAAATAAACCAGCAACTAAAAATACCTATGAAACTACAAGTAGCACTCAGTCACGCCAAGAACCCCGACATCTGCGGAGGCTATTGGATCGAACCCACCGATAGCCCCAAGCGCAAGCTGGTGGATGTCAAATCCATCGAAGAAGCATCCAGCGTATGCCGTGAATACCTTGAAAGCAATGGACTCGGCGGCGGCAACTGGACGGGCGGCAAAGTCTATCAAGTCAGCGGCAGCAAGAAAACCCAAATCGCCCGCATCTCCTACAATGGACGCGCTTGGGACAACAACGACAATGAAATCACCTTTTAATCTATGAAATCCATACGCTTCACCGTTCGCCACGGCGACACCAACAAGACCATCATCGGCAAGGGCGCAACCCTGCGCGATGCACTCGCAGACCTGCAATCAACCCCGCTTGGCAGCTATGCAATCAACCCCGTGGACTATCCTCGGATGTTATCCTCTGCCGCCCTATTCCTGCAAGACTTAGAAACCACTGGCAAAGGCGCGTGGGGATGGGGTGACTACGAGGTTGTGCCGGATGCCCCGTTGACCTTGATGCGCTTGTCTCTCCGCTCCCTATTGACGGCGAACCCGTGCAATGTGTGGAGATGTGTATCAGCGAAAACGTGGGGCCAGAAGGAGCTTTTGCGCGGCTACGCTTTGCCCGCTCATCCGATGCCGTCGCGTTCCTGATGGACAATTTCACCAAGGACAATCTGGAAGGGCTGAACTTTGAAATCGCCAACTACTACAAACGATGAACCTGCTCCATTTCATCCTAACCAACAACCGCGCACGCGCTGCCGCCATACTGCGCGAGAAGGCAATCGAGAAAGCCCGATTGACGGAAGCACGTAACCCGACTAAAAAGCCCGAAAGGAGGAAAGCCATGAAGAAGTAATCAACACACCCGAAGTTTGTTTTTTGCCGCCGCATCTTTTGCAGTTAAAAGGTGCGGCGGTTTTGCGTTGTGACTAAGTTCCTGCTTCCCGCGCTGTAACTTTGAACGCTAATCCTCCAACAGATTCGTATCCCCTATCTCAGACCACTCCGCATCTATCGCACCCTCGATTGCCTTGCCGTTGCCCGTGATGGACAGGCTCACCTTGTTGACGGGACGAGTGGAATCCCAAGCATGGGTAAGGGCGATGCTCTGCACCACGGATTTAACCTCAGTCGCCCGATCAATAACCTCATGCCCGTTCATCTTGCCGATTGCCTTTGCGCCCTTATTCAGCCCACGGGCTAGGTTAATCCTAGAATCTCCATCCAGTTCCTTGAACTCCTGCACCAGCGCATCACTTGGCTTCATCGGCATCTTGTTCCTCCGGCGAGTCGGCAGCAGGTGCTTAGGGATGTTCTTGAGCCAGCCATAACGATCCACCCACGATTGCACGGTTGAGACGGGGATATTCAACCGCCGGGACGTTTGCGCAACGCCAATTTCGATCACAAGTATCTTGATAGCGTCCTTCTGCTCTAACGAATATTCGTTTTTTTCGGGGACAGAAGTTACTTGTTGTTCCATAGACCCGATTCAATCACAGCTTCGATGTGCTTGCAAGCCCTGTTCGCCGGGGGCAGTCCTCGCACGATCAAGGGATACAGCTTATATCGGAAGAAAGCGCAATCGCATTGACCGTCCGGCCACTCTGGATCAGACAGATCAACGAGATAATCCTTCCCGCTATTAGTCGAGTGGACGAAGAACAACCCGTGACCGTATATCCGTATTACGGGAACGTCAGGTTGTTCAGCTTGGCTAGATTCCGACACGCATCCTCCCTATCCCGTCCAGTGGCGCACAGGTTGCGCCGGGAGCACGCTTCCATGCTATACCGCTCCACAAGCTGCACGAAAGTCCGATGCTCTGGATCGGATGCGGGGTGATTGAACCACGCGATCCACGGGTTGCCGATTGTCCAGTTTTTCGAGTAGTAGGTGCATACGTCATGGCGGATCAGGAAGTCGGACAGCTTAGGCTTTGAGGCTTTGAAGATTGCTACGAAATCCTGTTCCATCGGTTGAAGGGAATAATAACCGCGCAAGAAACGGCAATCACCGTATCTTCCTTGATACTAACTTTACCACCATTATTCATCTGCGGACTCTTTTCACAGGGACACAGATGCCTATTGAGAGACATATCAAAGGCGAGTATGCACAGCGCGGTTATTAAGTTCTTTAAGTTCTTCGGCTTTAACGAGTTCCGTGTAGCGATTTACAGCGCGTTCGTGTGATGTGAGTTCAGCGTCATCCCCGTTACAGCGTTCCAGCGCAGCCTTGTAATCCCGTTCAGCATCAGCCAATGCGCGGCGAGCGGATTGCAGGGGTGACGGTTGTGACGGGGGTAGGGTGAATAGTTCGTTGTTGCTCATGGTCGTGTTATTTCGATGATCGTATGCTCCGCTTCGCCTTTCGCGGTTTTCCTTTGGCTCGTTTCGACTTTGCAGATGCCCGGCGCGTCGTCTGGAATGAGGCCAGCGTATCGGCAGCAATCCAAAACATATTTTTCGCACAGCCCGTCCTCATCTGCAAGTCGCTTGCGGCAACTGATAACGCGGACAAGAAATCGTCCATCTGCGCGTCCTTGAACTTCTTTCGTTTCCAGTGGTGCATCGCAAGTATTTGATTCCACAACGGGAGTCGTCCGGGGATTTTCAACGTGAGCTTGTCCATAGTCTTGTAGGTTGGCTTGTATCAGGGATGCAGAGGCATTCGGGAATAGGCGTTTAATTGTTTCCCTGTCCATAATGCGCGGGTTTATCTTTAATCCAAGAATCGGCTTTCTGCATTTTGATGTCCGAAAGTTTCGCGCCCTGATAGTGCTTTTTCGGTTTATCTATTTCCATGTATCGGATTCCTTCGTCCACTGGAATCTTGAGTTCCGCAATCGTGAACGGCCAACCAACTTGATCTGCATCCACTATTGCATGATCTAGTGATTTAGCCTGTATCAGCGCGTATCTTCCGCCTGCGGTGCATCCAGCACCCCAATCTATGATGTATGTTTTCATTATTTTATAGGTTCAAACTTGGTTAAAGGCCCATTCCATTCCAGCGGTATCTCGATACCCGATGCACCCTCGCGCTGCTTCTCCACGCGCACCTTGCGCTCCCCGTCCTCCTTGTTGTAGTCAATGGCGATTACAGAGTTAGCGTCGTTCTCGATGTCCGCTGCTTCCCGCGATACCCCATCCTTGTTCACCTGTGACGGGGTGATGATGATGCACTTGAGTTCGTCAGCCAGCCGCTTCAATGTCTGAGTCGCGTGACCGATGGACAGTTGGCGAGTCCCGAATGTGCCCTCGATATGTAGCAACTGGATGTAGTCTATGAGGACATAATCAAGCTGCTTCTCCGCATTCGCGCTACGGCACTCCCCGATAATCGAGTTGAGCGTCCTGCACGACTTCGGCATCCGTAGGTTGCTCGATACAAGCTGCTGCACGGCATTGGCTACATCCCTCTGCATCTCCTGCGTGCCTGACATATCGCCCGTTCTGAGAGCAACCTTCATCTGGAACCGTGCAGCCTCCATATTGTGACCGGAGATGCCCGCGATAGCCCTTTTAAGGCATTGCTTCGCTGACATTTCCAGGGGAAAGAACAGGTTGTTGCTACCCCTGATAGCCGTCTCCACGATAATCTGTGAACCGAGAGAGGATTTACCGCTACCCGTGCCGCCCTTGATAGCTACAAAGTCAGAGCGATAGAGCTTTAGGTTGGAATCGAGTGCCGGGATGTAGGTCGGCAGATTGCTTTCATCCTCCTTACCACTGGCTATCTCTTGCAGGATTTCTTTCAGCACTTCCTTGATAGGCTGATCCTTGATCCGCCCCTGCCCTAGCAGTTCACAGACTTCACGGTGCAGTTCAGCCGCGAGCGCATTAACCCCGCCCTGCTCGTCATAGGCTTTGGACGCATACTTTGTCCCGATGTGAATCAAAGCGCGAGCAATCGCCTTTTCTGTGAGAAGTCCGAGATAGTATTCAGCGTTAGCCGCTGTCGGCAGAAACGTGAACAGGGAAGAAACGGCAGCAGCCCCACCCACTTGATCCAGCTTGCCCTTGTCCCGTAGGAACTGCGTCAAGGTGATGAAGTCTAGGGGTTTCCCTGCTTTCCATAGCGCGGTTGCCGCTCGAAACAACAGGGAGTGAGCGGGAATCAGGAAGTGCTTCGCGTCAATGCCCATCTTGGAGCAAATAGCCCCTACCTCGTTTGGGCTAAGAACAAAGCACGACAGCACCCCTTTTTCGGCTTCTTCGGATTGAGGGAGCATCCGGTGGATGTCGGGTAGGTAGGTCTGTTCGCTCATAGCTCTCCTTCGGTTAACGCCCAAACGATACATCTGCGTCCAGCGGCTTCGCGCTCACGCCTTCCGGTGTCGCATACAAGACCCTTTCGCACCAAGGGTCGGATGCGAGGGGACACGGTGTTCCAAGCCAAGCCAGTGACACGCACTAGCCCATGATTCGTAAGCCCCATAGGGTTGTGTTTCAGCGCATCAAGCACGATACCCTGCAAGCGCGTTGCCTCAGTTCCCTCTATCGAAGCAGCAGCTTCATGCGATGTTGTTGGGTCTGTCCTTCTTGCCGCTGCATCGCGCAGCGCGGGGCCGGAAAAGTCGAGTTCGGGTTGAGCGTTCATAGCGCAGGTAGTTGTTTCTTCCAATCGGCATCCCCAACTTCATCGGGTGTCTGGTTGCTGCCGTCAGCGCGTTTCGGCCAATCGTTGTAATTCTCCAACAGGGCATAGCGTTGTCCCGCTTCACCGATACATTGACCACGGGATTTCTGAGGCTTGATAGCAGGAGACGCGACAACTGCGCGATCCGCGCACGCACGATTGATCCAATTCACAAAGAAAGGACGGGAGCATTTACGACGCTTCGCTTCACACCAAACTTGAGCCTTTTGCAGTTCAGCGGGAATGTTGATGCCGCGATAAGCATCCATCCGTTGCAGTCCAGTAATCCAATCTGCATCAAGAAGCATAGCGGGCTTGCGAGTTGCAGGAGGCGTAGCCGACTTCTTCTTTTCTTGTTCTTCTTCCTCTACCTCTACATCTCCTTCTTCCTGTGTGACTTTATTGAACACGGTTGAACCGACTTGAACATCATTGAACAGGGTTGCACGCTTCTTGTCTCTTTCAGCCTTGCGGTAATCTCGGAAATAAGAGCGGCGAGCATCTTCGTCCTGTGTTTTGCGGTAATGCTCGTAGTTCACAATCTGCCAGCCCCAATCCCGATGTGAGTCAATCAAGACAATCCTGCGCCCTTCTTCTCGCTCCGAGCGCGACAGCGGATCAGGGCTTGCCAGCTTCTCGATTGCCGCACGAACATCTTCCAGCGGAACATTGATGCGTCTGGATATAGCGTGCATCGTCATATCCACTACTCCCGTTGCATCGGCCAGAACCAGCAAGTCCATAAAGATATGCCTGACTGTATGGCTTTCAGCTATGGAGGAATCGAAGATTTGAG